CTGTGAAGGGACCCCCCGGTGCTCATCGCGCTAACCCTAGGCTTGGATAGCTAGGGTTCCACTGTTGGGGTACGCTCTCAAGTGTGCCACTAACTTGAGAGACACCCCATCAACCCGCAAGGAGGAAACTCCATGACTGTTTACGGTACCACGAAGAAGAGGGTTTACCCTTTTCTTCCGACGACGCGCGGTGTCCAGAGTCTGGTCACCAGTTCGGGTTCGCAGATCACGAACACGGATAGCTTCGTCTACGGTAAACAGGAGACGTACTCCTGGGAAAATCCTCTTTGGACCGCTCGGGGAAAGAAACATTTCCCGAAGGCCCTCAAGGATTGGGATGCCGGTGGAGAATTTTACACTGTCCGCAATGATTACTCAGGGAGTCATCCCTTTGTAATGTTGCGGAATAACAGTAGTAATCTTCTCGATTACCGGTACAATGGTCCATTGTTCGCAATGGCCAATGCCGTCAGAAGTGACTCGTACCTATGGCCAACTGTCCCCGGCGACCTCAGAAATGAGTTGATCGCAAAGGGCACTACGGCTATAGCGAACGTCCTTCCGACGAATCCCGTCGCTGGAGCTGCGCAAATCCTTGGTGAACTTAGGGAAGGAATTCCCAAAGTTCCCCTTGCATCGCTTGGTAAGCCAGGTCGCGTCTCGAAGAAATTCGGTGACGAGTACCTGAATTACCAGTTCGGCATTGCGCCGGCGGTGAAGGATTTTCGCGATATCGCAAAAGCTGTAAAGGGATCTAACAAGATCCTTAAGCAGCTTGAGCGAGACTCCGGTCGCCGTATTCGACGGCGATACGACTTCCCAGTCGAGACGAGTGTCGAAAGTTCCGTCGTGTCAGAGAGTGCCTACCCGTCTCCGGGCGTGTATGGTAATCTCTACAGTAAGTCTGGTCGACTTACTAAGACACGCGAAACTACTCGTCGGCTTTGGTTCTCAGGCGCCTTTACGTATCATTTTGAAACGGGTGATAGTCTCCGTGACAAAATGGTAAGGGCGGAACAGTCTTCTGCGAAGCTGTTCGGAACTCGGGTTACACCCGAGCTCTTCTGGGAACTGACGCCATGGAGTTGGGCTGTTGACTGGGTCACGAATCTCGGAGACGTGATACATAACGTTTCCGCATTCTCCAGAGATGGCCTTGTTATGCCGTATGGGTACATGATGGCAACGATCACCATCAAGGATACCTATACTCTGAGTGGTTTCCAGTTTAACACTGGGCCCCCTCAGACAATGTTCCAAAGCTTCACTAGCACATCGAAGCAGAGGATCAGGGCAACTCCGTTCGGGTTCGGCCTGGATCTTGGCGGTTTCACCAACCGTCAATGGGCCATCATCGGTGCGCTTGGACTATCACGCACCGGTGTCCGGTAATGCGCCGATTCATTTGGCGATTACTGGAGTTAGTGCTCTGGTCAGCGTTGTTTACAATGCTGATGTGGGCACTAACATAGATCCACGCTCTGCCCTGGACTGCACCCAGTAGTTCAGGTTACAGTCACTCGCAGGAGTCATGCCATGTTCTCGGACCCTCAGTCTGTCACCATCAATGCCGTCGCTAACTCGCTTCCGCGTGTTAGTGTTAACGGTTCCTCGTCGACCTACTCTAAGGACGACGGGAACGTTAAGCTTACGGTGTCCTCCGCTTACGGAAAGCGGACTCGCCGTACTGCTCGGATTGATTTCCGTAAGACTGCCGTTGACCCTCTGTTCCCGGCTCAGAACACGGCCTATTCGATGAGTACTTACATCGTTGCGGACGTGCCTGTTGTCGGGTTCACGATCACCGAGCAGAAGCAGATCATCGATGCCTTGACGGCATGGCTGACTGCGTCTACGGGTGCTAACGTCACCAAGCTCCTCGGTGGCGAAAGCTGAAATAGACAGACTGCCCTCAGCAGGTAGCTGAGGGAATCCAACAAGGACCGACACAACGTGGCTCGGGATGACTCACCCTACCATCAGGAAGGGGGGCCATGAAAAGCCTCATGTGTCTTCTGCGGGAAGTGCTCGCTGATGCGGGCACTTGGTGTCGCGTGAGCACCACGCTTGACTGCAAAACAGTCGAGCGGCGGGTAGAAGAAGAAGGGTTACCCTTTTTAGGGATAACCCTGCCTACCTTTGGAAAAGACCTCGAAAAAGGCCTCGACCAAGGGTATGTCGACCGACAGCTGTTCTCTGGCTTCGCAAGAAGCAAGGGATCAGGAGAGCTCCCTGTATTTCTACAGGGTTTTCTCGGTCTAATCTTCGACCCGACTTCTGGTCGGTTGCTGGACGAACCTTCAGTCCTCGCCATCCAAGCTGTACGTCAGATCACTCTGATGTGGGCAAAGATGTACGTGGCTCCTGAAGACCTCCCGGAAGGGAGGGCTCGTCGGATGATGCATCGCCGCGAGGCAGAAGCAATCCGCAAGTACGTCCAGTGTGAGCAGGAAGTCCGAGAGTATGACACTCTTAGAACAGAGCAGAACATCGCTCAGTTCGAAAGAGTGGGCATGCTCCTTTGGGCCGACGTCCTCCAACAAGTAGATGAAGACATCTACTATGGACGTCTAGTCCCAAAGCACGGGCCTGGAGCCACTGCTGATCGTCTTGTGGGAAACCACAAATACGAACAAGCTGAGTGGACCAGCCGATTGGAGGCGGTGTTGCCATCACTGGAGCACCTTCTCCCATCGCCGAGCTACCGCAAGGAGCTCGACCGTGTGGACTACCTCGAACCCGGAGCTGAGAGACCTGTTAAGGTTATCACAGTTCCTAAAACGCTGAAGACACCAAGAATCATCGCAGTAGAGCCTGCCTGTATGCAGTATACACAGCAGGCTATACTCGAGAGTCTTGTTGGCCACCTGGAAGGGCTTGACAACCCTATCAGATGGCTGATCGGTTTCCAAGACCAAGAGCCTAACCGGCGAATGGCTTTGGAGGGATCCCTTTACGGGGATCTTGCTACGCTCGATCTGAGCGAAGCGTCCGATCGTGTCTCCAATCAGCTCGTACGCTCCCTTGTAGCTCGTTTCCCCAATGTTGGACAGGGACTCGATGCTACCAGGTCGCGGAAGGCTGATGTGCCTGGTGTAGGCGTTGTACGCCTCGCCAAGTTCGCGTCGATGGGTTCGGCGCTCTGCTTTCCCATTGAGGCGATGGTCTTCGCGACCATCATCTGCTGTGGGATTGAAGATGCGCTCAACCGTCAGTTGACGAAGCGGGACCTTTATGGCCTGCGACGTCGGGTGCGCGTCTACGGGGACGATATCATCGTTCCCGCAGATTACGCGGTGACCGTCGTTGGGAAACTTGAAGCTTTTGGGCTTCAGGTGAATACCAACAAGTCTTTCTGGACTGGGAAGTTTAGAGAGTCTTGTGGCAGGGAGTACTACGAAGGGCATGACGTATCCATCGTCAAAGTCCGTAGTATGCTCCCTTCCCGACGGTCGGACACTCCCGAGCTCTTGAGCACAGTATCGCTCCGTAACCAGCTTTACAAAGCTGGATACTGGAAGAGCTGTGCCTTCATTGACGCGTTGATTAGGGATCTTCGGATTCCTTTTCCTCGTGTCGGTGAAGAGAGCCCGGTCTTGGGCAGGCATTCTTTTCTGGGTTACGAAACCCAGAGGATATGCCCTGATACACATAACCCCCTTGTCAAGGGTTATGTAGTCTCAGCGAAGGCCCCTCCAAGTCACTTGGAGGGTCCTGGTGCCTTGGTCAAGTGGTACTTGAAACGAGGGGTAGACCCCTTCGAAGACAAGGACCACTTGGAGCGTTCTGGACGCCCTCGGACCGTCAGCACCAAGCCGAGGTGGGCCCGCGCGTACTAGTACGCGTGGGAGACGGCTACCAAGCCGTTGTGAGGAGGCCCTAGTGGCCGCACCTCCATCCGCTCATCTTGCCGTGAGGCATTAACGAG